TTGGTACTTCGACTGTGGGATTCAATACAGTATTTGCCAAAGCCACATCAGCACAATACGCTGACTTGGCAGAAAATTATGCAGCTGATGCTGTGTATGCACCAGGCACTGTGTTGGTATTTGGCGGCAGCAATGAAGTCACAGTAGCAACCACTGTCAGCGATCCCAAAGTGGCTGGTGTGGTTTCTACCAATCCTGCACACTTGATGAACAGTGTGATGCAAGCTGACCACATTGTGGCAGTGGCGCTGACTGGACGAGTTCCAGCTCAAGTTATTGGACCAGTGAAGAAAGGCGACATGATGGTGTCGTCAATCAACGGTCGTGCGCAAGCCTGTGCTACCCCTGCAATGGGCACAGTGATAGGCAAAGCATTGCAAGACTTTGATGGCGATCAAGGTACGATTGAAATTGTTGTAGGAAGATTATAATGGCTTATGTAGGTTTTTCACCGCAAATTGGACAGTATCGTAAAATGGATGCGTTGACTTTTAACGGAGCCACGCAGACATTCAATATCACAGTGGGCGGCGTGAGTTTTACTCCTCCCACAGCGTTTGCAATGTTGGTTGTGCTCAACAACGTTCCATTGAATCCTGGTGTGGATTTCAGCGTGTCAGCATCCACAATAAGTTTTGCTGTAGCGCCAGTAAACAACACACCGTTCTTTGCGTTGTTGTTTGGTGATACACTATATACAGGCACGCCTAGCGATGCCACAGTGATCAATAGTAAAATAGCCACAGGTGCTGTGAGTTATGACAAGTTCAGTGCTAGTACACAAGCTAGACTAACTGCCGGTCAAATTATATTTGGAGTTTAAAGATGGCAAGAAAAAGATTATATGAGTATACGTTTACCCCAGGGACTGCTGGCTTAGGTACAGTGGCCGTTCCAGACCGGTATAACCTAGCAGACATTCTGGCCATTTATGACACAACTTACAACGTTGCTATCTATAATTTTGCTGATCCCACTTTAGGAGGCACAGTAAGCTGGGCAGCTGGAGTTACCAATGCGTTCCCTGCTGCCTATGCCGGAGTCACAACTATTACATTAGACTTGAATACCAGTGCTTATCTCAGCACTGACAAGTTGGCAATTTATGTTGAAGATAGAAATTTACAAATTCAACCCTGGGACTATGGCATGGATGCCATTGGCCGTGAACGTGTTTCAAACCCACAATCTTTGATTGACGCTGACTTTGAATATGGTTTGCAAAACACCAAATGGGAAAACGTTTCTACCACAAACAATATTCCCAGTTTTTACGAAGACATTGGTGCAGACATTGTTTATAATACCAATGGTTATGTTACACTATTGGCAGGCGATGATGTTATCACATCTAACGTTGACACATCAATCAAATTGGAAAATCAAGGCACAGCGCCTTGGATTGCCACCGACTATGTGCTGATTACCAGTCAAACACAAGGCAATACAACTCCATTGGTATCAACACATACAACTGCTGATATCAGCAGCTCAGCTGAACGCACATTCACAGTTGCTAGTTCAACCGGCATTACTGCTGGAGACTTGGTGTTGATCATTGGTCGACCAACCTCTGGTGGTACCACAACTGCTGTGGCTGCTATTACTAGTAATGCCACAACCACACTCAACGTTACCAGTGCATCTGGTGCTGGTATAGTTGATGGCACCTACATTATTGTGCAAACTGATACTGCAAACGTATATGAAGTAATGGCAGTTACCAACGTGTCAACCAACGCACTTACTGTGGTACGTCAGTCAAACCAAACAAACAGTTCTTCGGCCAATATTGCAATTGGTAATGACGCCTACACTGTGGCAACTCTTGAAATTGCACAAGTTCAGTCAGTAACTGACGGCACAACATTGCAACTCAATCGTGGGTGGTACAACAGCACAGCAGCAAATTCTTATGCATCTGGAACAGTAATGCAACGTCTGAGTGCCAATGTGGAACTTTGTCAGCACACTGTGATCAGTACTGCAATCAACGGAACACAAACAATCACACGTGGTGAATTTAACACCACGGCGCTTACTGCCGCAGGAGTTGGATCACCTGTTATCCGCATGACTGGCATGTTCTATGCCACAGGTGCCAACACAATTCCACAAGTTGGTGTTAACCAAAGCGACACGCCTGTGCATGATGGCGAGTATGTGAGTACACAAAACACCAACAACTCAAACACTGAAGGTGTGGGCCTGGTATTTAAAGATACCACCAACAACTTCTTCTACTACCCAAAACGCTCACCAAGTTTGGCTCCTGGTTACCCACTTAATCAAACAGACACAATCATTCGCCAGGCATACCCGTACACTGGTGCCGACATGGATGTGGCCAGTATCTCAGCAGACGGTGCCAATCCGGCCACAGTCACAGTGACAACAACTTATGCTCACGGGCTTGTGCCAGGAACCCCAATTTTGATGAATTTGGCTTCGGGCACAAATTACCAGTATGCCGAAGGTTCGTTTACTATTGTTAGTGTGCCCAGCACAACAACATTTACATATACAGCCAAAACTGGAGCCGCAGTTACTGGCGCTCTTGTTGGCCTAGCATTTGTTCGAAGCAATGCAGCATTCTTGCCAAGACCATTTGATGGCGGCGTGTTGATTGGACCAGGCACTCCCACACGCGGTGCAAGCGCAATTCGTGTTACTAAAAAGTACTTCCGCTACCAGTCTGGTAAAGGCCTATTGTTCTCTACTGGTACTGTGTTGGCACCAACATTTGACATCACTGCTTTGAGTGCTGTTGGAACCACTGTGAATAGTGATATTACCGTTACTACAGACGTTGAAAATGGTCTTAACGCTGGGGCTACTGTAACACTTACAGGAATAACCACCAGCGGATACAATGCCTCGGGATACGTTGTGACGTCAATCACCAGCGACACCAGTTTTGTTGTGCAAGCACAAGGAACATTGGGCTCAACCACCCCGGAACTGGGACAACAGCCTAGATTAAATGTTACTGGATGGCATGGTGCCAGTATTCGTAGTGGCATGTTTGATGATCAAAATGGATTGTTCTGGGAAAATAATGGTATCACAGTAAATGCAGTTCAACGCACCAGCACAAATCAGCTGGCTGGGTTGGTATCAGTTGGTGTGGGCAGTAACTTAGTCACAGGTGACGGCAACTGCCGATTCCAGGACCAAATCAACAACGGTGACTTGGTAGTTATCAAAGGCATGAGCTACACAGTTACCAGTATAACTGACAACAATCGAATGACTGTTGTGCCACCATATCGTGGCGTTTCCAATCAAAGTCGTGTGAGATTGGCATTGCGCACTGAAATTCGTGTGCGACAAGCAGACTTCAACGTTGATCCATTGGACGGCACAGGAGCATCGGGATACACTCTAGACGCAAGCAAAATGCAGATGTATGCCATGGAATACTCATGGTATGGTGCTGGCACTGTGGCCTGGATGCTTCGCGGACAAGATGGACGTTTTATCCACGCACATCGTAGACCCAACAACAACTTGAACAATGAAGCATACATGCGTTCTGGTAACTTGCCAGCACGATACGAAGCCATCAACGAAACTCCTGTAGTGGGACTGTCGGCAGCAATTGACAGCAGTGTAACAACCATTACACTTACTGACGCAACTGATTATCCGCCAGCAAGTGTTACATATCCTGTGTTTGTGATGATTGAATCAGAAATTATCAAATACTCAGGCAAATCTGGAAACAGTCTAACTGGTTGCACACGTGGTGCTACTTTTGTTCAGTGGGCAGATGGCCAAAGCCGCAGCTACACATCTAGTGCAGCCGCCAGCCATGCCATTAACACTGGTGTTATATTGATTTCTAATACTTGTATACCACTGGTCAGTCACTGGGGTAGTGCAGTTGTTCTAGATGGCATGTTTGACGTTGACCAAGGCTATCAGTTTACCTATAATCGTACCAACTATGGTTTGCCAGCAAACATTGGTGACAAGGCAGTGGCTTTTGCCATGCGATTGGCACCGTCAGTATCCAATGGTATCATTGGTGATCTTGGTGTGAGAGAACTTATCAACCGCGCTCAGTTGACACTGGCAAACTTGAACATTCAGGTAACCGCAGGACGATACCTAATTGAAGGTATTTTGAATCCTGCAAACATCGATTCTGCTAACACCAGCTGGCAAGGACTTAACAACTCAGGTGGCGGCTTCCAGCCCAGCTTCTCACAGTTCTCAACTGCGCCACGATACACATCAGAAACAACAGGTGGTCTGACCAGTGCACCGTTTAACACCACAGGCGGTATGACACGCTCGGGTGTCAAGACAACATTCAGTTCTTCAAAGACTTTTGCCAACTTGACTCCAGTCAACGTATCAAGTTCGGGTGCCAATGCCAAAATCACAGTGCAGTTAACTGCCGCAGGCACTGCATATTCCACCACTACCACACAGATCACTGTGCAAGTTGCAGGTGACGGATACGCAGTGGGCGACACTATAAAGATTTTGGGCAACACCATAGGCGGGTCAACAACCACAAATGACTTGGCCATGACCATTAGAGCTATCACAACTGAATTGAACGGCGGTGAAAGACTGTTTGCTATTCCAATCTCAACAACCAACTCAGGTGTGTTGGACTTGAGTTCGGTCAAACAAATTGGCACAAGCTCAATTCCAGGAACAGGAACTTACCCCAATGGGCCAGAAGTGCTGGCTGTGCAGATCACTGCACTAACAACTCAAACAACACCAGTGGGTGAGATTCAGTTGCAGTTCCAAGAAAGTCAGGCTTAATGTTCAGTGGCAAGATAGCGTTCAACAGTGTCTATCTTGTCCTGAATTGCTTCGATGTTTACAGTTGACCACAAGCCCGGATGCATGGGCTTGGGCCAGGTGCCTTTGTCTATCCAGGCATAGCCTAAATGTTCGTGATTTAGTGTAGGTTGAAATTCTTCAGCTACCACACATACCCAAGTGTGATATTCAAAGTTCAAGTCTGCTGAAGTGAATTTTTCCAAAGGAACCAAGCGTTGATAAACAGGAAAACTTCCCAGTTCTTCAATGCATTCGCGTTCCATACCACCCAGTAGAGTTTCGCCAGTTTCTACTTTGCCCCCGGGCAGTCCCCATGCGCCTGGATGTTTTGAGTCGTTGCGCAACAAATAAAGATAACGGCCAGTGTTGCTGGCTCTAAACCAAACACCCACAGCTTTTACAGCACCAGTCTCCATTGGCCTCCCGGGTAGTATCCTTGATAACTTTTCATCCAAGCATCACCAGTCCACACATACTGTTGACTGGTAGTTATGTTGGTCACATACTGTCCTTCGGGCTGTCCGTTGGCTCTAAAAACCACACGCCAGTAGTTGTTTGAGTACTCGATCACATCATTGGCTTCAGCAACAAGTGGCCGGCCATTGGCTCCTATCCAGGCCTCGGCAGGTCCTGAATTGCCAGCGGATCCTGTGCTTTCGGTAAGCAAATATCTTTGCCCTTCCAGCGCACTGTCTAATCCGTTTAACGGGCCACTTGATTGTGGATTGATCACAGCGTCAATTGCATCCAGTGTGTTTTGTGGTGCAGTGTCAATGTCTATATCATACAACACAAAGCGATCATCATTTGGGTCAAGGGCAATGGTACCAACAACCTCAGACCCATCTGGTTGTTCCAAATAGATTTGACTGATCCCGGGCCGCAGAACACCGTACGCATCAATAACTGCTGGCCACAACAAGTTGCTGTTGCCCACAACGTTGGTTGGAGTAAGACTGCTGTTGCTGGGTTCTTCTACAGAACTTGGAGGTCGCAAAATTTGTATTTTATTGCCAATCAACACTGTGGCATAGTTGTAGGGTGTGATCACCTGTCTAGTGCCCAACAACAAATCATTGTTTGATATAGCATCAACAGCATCGCCCTGTGCATCAAATACACTGGCAATAACTCTTTCTACCACACCCAATTTTTTAACTTTAGCAGGTGAACTGATCCAAATTGGCAATGTGAATCGCAATGTGCATATATCTATGGGATTTTCTGCGCCCATGGGAATAGTTCTAGACGTCCATGTGGTACCATCTAGTTCCACCACACTCAATGAAGTCCAGTCAATGTAATTGTCTGTGCTTTGAATTTCCAAACTGGGATTGAACAGCGTCAGTATTTGCTCAAGCAATTGCAATTTTTGATTGGTATTTGAAGTCCACAAATCTAAATTTAAAGTCAGCTTGTACGGAACAGGCATCAGGCGTTCAATGGTAAATGCATTGCCTTGAGTGGTTTCGTAAGTTTCTGTGCTGGTATCGTAAGTGCGTTGACGCACAGAAACTTTACTCACATGGTAAGGCTCTTGGATTCTGGGCCTATCGTAATCTAATGCAGTGATGTAAAATGTCATCAACGGAGTTGACGGCAAACTGTTGCGTGAGTTGTCTTGCAATATGGTTTGTGCATTTCTACTTGAATCCCCGTATCTAATTGGAACTCTAAGCAAGGCTGCATTCTCGCTGCCTTCTTCTCTGCCGTACTCAATTTGGAACCCTGAAAAGATTCTGGTAAATTGCAGTAAGAATCTGCGTATTTGTTCGTCGTAAAAAAAACTTTGCATTGTTAACTCGACTTCTGTCCAGGTTGTGTGCCAGGTCTAGGGTTAGCAGGTTTGTCCCCACCTTGATCACCGTTGTCAGCCCGGGGTTTCAATATCTCGCTGAGACTCTGTCTACTTGGTATGTTACCCAAGTCTGTAGTCTTCACAGTGTATGTATTGTTCACAAAGGTCGAGCGTAAAGTATCATTGGTAGGACCATTGTTAAGATTTGTACGCACATTGCTTTCAATTTTGACCCAGCGGCGGCCATCATAGCGGAACAGTCGATTTGGTTGATAATCTAGTCGCAATGCATAATCTCCACTTACAGGATTGGTTGGGAAACTCACGCCAGGCGTGACAGGCAGGCCATTTGGCGCCATATCGTCGCCAGTAAGATAACCCATGGTGTAACCAAATGACTTTGGCGTGACATTCATGCCACCTTGTGTGCCATCTACTGTGACAGTGCTTTCTGACCCAAGGTCCACTGGATTGGCAGGTTGCCCATCTTGTGTGGGCTCAATGTAAAATTTAGTTACGTCATACCCGCTCAATGGAACTAAATTTTACATT